CTCGATCCGCAATCTCGGCCAACACATCTTCGCCTGTGATCAGACGCATTAATTTAATTTCCATGATGTCTCCAGAAGCGGCGGGTTGCCCCGCCGCGTTTTAATTACAGACTAGCTTCAATCTGCTCGCGTTTGTCTTCGGTCAGCAGCTGCTTTTTACCACGGCTACCATCCTTGACTTCGATCTTCTTGGGCTTCTTGTGTTCTGGAATGATGCGTTCCAGAGCAATCTGCAGCATGCCGTTGAACAGAGCTGCATCCTGAATCTCAATCTGATCGTTGAGTGCAAAAGTGCGAGTGAACGCACGATTGGCAATACCCTTGAAGACGTAGTCTGCGTTGTTGTCCTCAGTAGTGTTGCCACGCACAATGAGTTTGTCATCCACGAACTCAATTTCAATGTCCTGGCGAGCAAAGCCTGCCACGGCCATTTCAATGACATAGGTATTTTCACCAGTCTTCTTGATATTATATGGAGGATAGTTTGGAATATCCTTGGTCACATCATCATGTAGCTTGGCTAGACGATTAAATTGTTCTTCGAAACCAACAAAGAATTTGTCGATGCCTTTGAACATGGCCTCAGGGTGTAGTTCAGTATCAAGTTTAAATGGTCTCATGATGTCCTCCGATTACTTGGTTGCCCAGGCTTTTTTGGCGTCAAAATTGTGCATGGCATTGCCAATAGTGGTCATGAAAGAATAGACTTCATGTCCCATGTGCTTGGCAAAGGCTGCCTGCGCATTGATATAGGTATCCAGAGGTTTTTTGATTTCTTCGTTGGAAACAAAGTTCTTGACGAAGTTTGATTTGACGTCTCGTACAGAGTCAACTAAGGCGTTGTAGGCTGATAGCATGTTGCTTCTCCTTGTTAAGCGAGTTGTAATTTGCTGCCCCGAAGGCGCAGCGGTTTGCCGTTTACGATTACGGCGACAGTCTAACGTTCTGTCCGGTCAGGCCGCCGGTAAGCCGCCTGCAGTACGTCCCATCCCAGGGAAATTATTCTGCAGCTTCTGCCAGATCGGCCAGACGCTGTTTCATTTCTTCGCGATTGTCATTGCGCTGGTCTTCGGGTACCTGAGGCAATGCCTGGTTACGTACCTTTTCAATCAGCTGCGCTACTGTGTCGTAGGGCTGCTTGGCCAGAGCAAATAGAATAGCATTGGTTTCGTTGATGCTCAGGTTCAATGTAATTTCATCGGGTTTCATCTTTATATCCTCGTTTCTTTCCAATATTATATTTAGCCTGCAGGTTCCACTGATTCTTTTCATCGTAGTTCAGAATTTTAATCTGACTCAGTGGTGCCTGGTCCGTATATTTATCCTGGTTGATGATGGTCACCAGCCCCCAATCTGCCAAAAGTTTAGCTATGCTGTTGCGGCGCTGAATATCGTTCTTGCTCAAATCAGCCTGCTTGCCATCCAGGGCAAACAGCTCTTTAAAATGTACTATGAAGTAATGACCCTGCTTGTGCAGGATATGGCAGCTCTGAAATAAAATATTGCTTCTGCGACTAGCCACACCGATGCGAGTCAGCGTCTCACGAACTTTCAAAAAGTCGTCGGGCTGAGCCAGCTTGACTTCCAGGGGATGATACTCAAATGGAAGATCCAGGTTAAAAAAGTCTGTCATGATTTACCGCCTCTGTTCAGTTTGTTCTTAATATGCTCCAACTGAGCGTCAGACAACAGAGGTAATACCTGGCGGGCTTTGTCTATGCTATAGCCATAGTATTCTTGAACCGTTGCCAACACATCAACTGTTTCGGCTTTCAACCACTTGTTGTATCGCTTGCGTGGTCTAACGGTATTTATAAGAAAATCGAACTGAAGACGACGCTCCAGATGCGGACGCGCATTCATTTCGTTGGCATAGATCACGGTGTCGGCACCGTAGCTCAGGCTTTTATTCACAATCCAGGCATTGTACTGCTTCTCTGACCAGTCATCCACGATCAGATTTTCCTTGCTGTGATTAATGGCATTGGCGAAATCAAACGGACTAATCTGCGGCTTTTTATAGACCTCCTCCACAGTTTCAACTACTTCATAACCAAGGGCGTTCTTCATGATGTCAACATTCGAATTAATCCAAAGGTATCTATGGTGGTCAGCAGGATGTAGTTAGCCAGCATGCCAAAAGATTTCCTGCTATAAGCAGCCCAAGCATAGATAGCGCAGCCAGTGATCCACACAGGATAAAGAACCAGGAGGGGAGGTGTTGGTACGGTAAGTGCCATTGTAATGCTACACCCAATACTAATACCCCAAGCAAAAAGCTCGGCGATAAAGCGAGTACGATTAGACTTCCAATCATCTCGTATCCAATCAAAGGTAGGTTTAAATAGGTCCAACAAATTCCTGCTCCCTGTAGAATTGCATGAGTTCAGCAAACTTGGCTCGCACAGGTTGAGGGTAGCAGTTCATCTGCCGCATGTGTTCATGATTTTCATACATGGCATTGGCCAGCTCACGCAGCAGTTTAAGCTCCCGAGCCGTGCCGCGTTCATGTACTTCAAAATCACTCATCCTGCACTCCGAAGTCCCTGAGGACAAATTTTAATGCCTTGATCATTTCATTGGTGTGTACAACATCGTCAGGATGTAGCCAACCACCGTTGTGGTATTTTTCTAACTGTTGCTCGCAGGTATCCAGATAATCCTGCAGTCCAATAACAGTGATGCGGTCCACGGTTTCGTAGTCAATTGTTACTCCAGCCAGTCTGTCCATTATTTAAACTCCACCGCGGCCATGATTTCAGTAAGACAAGCCACCAGGTTAATCTCGGCATCGGCCACGAACGCTGCCTTGTACTGATAGTCTGCCAACAACAACACCAACTGTGGAACCTGCTTGACCTGATCAGTCAGGTTATCATACAACAGTCTGAATATGGTCTGTGGATCTGAGTCAATGTTGTTCACTACCCACTGACGCATCTTCTTGAAGTCTTTTTCCTTCAGACTCTCCACCAGGTCCTTGACATTGGCCTCACGCATGTTCACCAACACACCTTCGTCAATGACGCCGCTGACGCTGTAGCGTTGCAGTTCATTCAGGATACGTCGATAGTCTGGAAAGTGTCGTTCAATCAGCTTGGCCACACTCTTGGCATCGGCCTCCACACTCTCGTTTTTCAGGATCTCCATGACCCGCTTGAAGAACCCTGCAGCAATTTTCGGACGATCCGCAGCCGCAATCTTGAACTCCACAACAGTTGTTCTGCTGTGCAGGGGTTGGATGATTCTGTTCTTGAAGTTGCATGTTAGTATGAACCTACAATTCTTGCTGAACTCCTCCATGAAGTTGCGAAGAGCCGGCTGGGTTGAGTTGGGATTCAGATAGTCTGCCTCGTCCAGGATCACCACCTTGGGCTTGCCTGCGAAACTAACTGTGCTGGCAAAGGCCAGTATATCTGTACGCAGAGTATCAATGTTGCCATTCATACTTCCGTTAATCACTATGTAGTCCGCACCCAGCTCTTCACACAAGGCCCGTGCCACAGTAGTCTTGCCCATGCCAGCACCACCGCACAACAGCATGTTGGGTATCTCACCTTTGGCCACAAACTGTTCAAAAGTCTGTCGCTGATCTGCAGGCAGAATACAATCAGCCAGTTGTCTGGGCCGATACTTTTCTACCCACAGAAATTGATCATCACGAAATTGCATATCAGTTGGTTCTTTCCATCACAGAATTTTTATAATAGGTCTCAGCGGGCTTGGGTACCTCTTTGCCCAGAGCATTGTGCACCACTTCTAATTCATAGCCAGTAGCCTTGAGCCAGGTATTGAGATTGTCTTTGAGCTTTACATAGTCCACATTCTCAAAACTCAGATCCAGATCCATGACGGTGTCATTGGTATTGGGATCAGTGGCAGTATAGCTAAGTCTTACTCGGGTATTATTTTTCATGATTACACCTGACTATCGGGTTCCATGGCCAACCAGTATTCCAGGGCCTTGGTTTCGTGTTTAAAGTGGAAGAATTTCTTCTTGCTAATAGTTACTGCATAGGCTTCGGGTACTACCTTGAAGTTCTCTACTGCCAGACGGCAGTTAAAGTCAGCATCAAAGTCGCCAATGATGCGCTTATAACTGTTGCTGCCTGCTGTCTTGGGATCGCCAACACTCAGCGTTACCTTGCCCTTGTTGCTGACCACACTGATAAACTTGGCACCCACAATGGCAGCTGCTTTGTTCAGCATCAGCACATCTGTGCTGCTGATCTTGAACTGGAAGTGATTGTCCACTGCGATGTTCTTGCCTGCTTCTGGTGCAATGATCACACTCTCATCGGCATAGAAGTATTCAAACTCTCCGCCGTCTTTGCTGATCTTTAAACTGCTGTCACCAAATTCAATGTCCTGATCTTCCATGAGCGTCAATAGGCTCAGCAGACTGTTCAGATCATAGATGCAGAATTCACGGGGAAAGGTTTCAGCCACAGTAGCCTTGGCAAAGATATTCTTCTGCGGGCCAATGGTGCTGAGTTCCGTACCAGGA